TACCTAGCTCTATCAGTGGAATAATAATACGGATCTGTTTCATGCTTCTTTGTACTGTCAATCACATCATAAGAAAAGCTTTTTACATAAGTAGATAAGTACATATCCACATTTCCATACTTTTTGATGACATCCAGATAGATATTTTCAATCTGTTCCCGGACAAGCTCATAATTAATATTGCTTGCCTGCGCCATCGTAAATAGCAACGTCATAATAACAAGGAATCTCTCTTCGAGGTCTTCTGCCATCTTGATTCTTTCGGATTTATCTTCTTCCGAGAGGATCATTTCTCCAAAATACTGTTCAAATGGCATGCTTCGATCGTTCTTAACAAGAGCATTCAGTTCATCAAAGCTAAGAGTCTTGAACATCTTTATCACCGCCATTGTCCGTCTTCATTCCATCCAGAATTGGTGAATTTCCGGTCTGATCAGATAAATCAGACATTTCTCGCTTCTGTACCTGTTGCTGAGTATCTTTCTTAATCAGCGATTCCTGATATCTCTCAATTGTCTCTCTGCTATCCGACCATGCCTGAGCCACATCCGGGAACAAGTCAACCTGTTCCATTGCAACTCGTCCGTTTACACCGCAATTTATCATTGCAACCATTGAATTAACCTTTGTGGCAAGGTCGTACGTTTTATTTCTGATAAATTTAGGTTTTACATCAGAATATTCAAGTTTTAAAAGCGGACTGTCATATGGAGTGTCTGTAGATTCTTTGATAGCTGCCAATTCCAATTTTACGATTTCAGCTTTCCCTCGGCGTAAAATCTGCTCTTCCTTACAAGCACTATTTTCTGCTGCACTCCACCCAGAAGACATATTCATAGCCGAACCCGTAGATCCACCGCCGGGATCCGTCTGAATTGGGACGTAAGACCTCTGTAAAATTGTGTTTCGCTTGCTTACAATATTTTCTTGAACACCAGTATAATCAAATGGACTGGAAATCGCCTTGAGTGTGGGGGTTCCGCCATTGCCAGTAGGTTTTGCAACAATCCATTGTCCACCTACAGGCGCTTGCACTTTCCCATCCTCGCCGTGTGGCAACTCAAAACCAACTCCAAAGAACACTTCCTGAGTTGTTTGTGCTACAGCATTCGCGAAATCAGATACCTCAACATTTAATGCATTCATATCCGAAATCTGTCTTTCAAAGCATCCCGTTCTGTCGGTTGCCCTGTTAAATTCCACAATCGGAATTATCTTCAATGGGTTTGCTTCTCCGTTGTGCTGCATAAACGACCACGGATTTTCAGGTTTCTTCCCGTTGGTAATTTCACGCATATCCTTAATTTCATATCTTGTATCCGGCGTAAATACAGTGTAGTAAACTGTTCCATCTTTTGTTCTTCGAAAAGTCACGCCTGCAAGTTTTTCCTGTAATGCCGAATTGTGGTAAATGCAGAAAGTAAATAATGGGTTTAGTGTTACCAAATCAAATGGACAAATCCCATCGTAAATACGCTTAATATCTACGAATTGATATCCCACACCAGTAATTTCAACGAATCTTCCAAGTTCCTGATCCTTAGAAAATGCGTATTCAGCATCGTTAAGCTCATTCAACATAGAAATCGAATCATCTTGAGAATTATTTTCTTTTTCAGTTGATTTGTTCAAATCCTTATTCCCACGCTGCACATACGTAATCGGCTGTCCCCATACGTAGCCGAGCTTGAACTCTGTAATCTGGTTTGCAAGATTATCAGAAACCTTAATATTTATTTCCTTACGGATGATTTTCTTTCTCACAAGTGGCTGGATACCTTTTTCATACCGCATCAACAACACCATATCGTCTACATTCTGCATATGAATCATCATCGCTTCTTCCAACACTTGAAAGATGTTTTCACTCGTAATTTTTTCTACATCTGAATAAATCCGACGTCTGCCGGTCAATTCAGGATATACGTATGCTTCATTTTCCTCAGACACCGAATTCACCTACCTTTACACATAAAGAAAGAGCCCCACGCGATAGTGTCACGCAAGACTCCTTCTAAAAATGAACGAATTACAATTTCTTCGATTATAATTATACATCTTGATTTTATGTATTTTATGCAAATTTAGTCGGAAACGTACTTTTTTATTCTTCTTGAGACAACCGACTGATCAATTCTCATCCTGAACGCAATCTCCTGCTGCGATAGTCCATCTTTCGTATACTCAAGAATAGCTTTATCCTCAATGTCTCTACATCCAGCAATCACTTTATCAATGGCAAGTTCCAATTCATTAAGATATTTAATATCCGATTTAATCTGCTCCTCCATTACACGACAATTCTCTTCCCATTTCTTCATCTGCTGTTGTTCATTACCTGTGCATCCATCAACAGTGAATCCTCTTGCCTCATACGGAAACTGAGTATTTGAACCATATACCTTTCCAGAATAACAAGATGGTCTTTTCTCTATGTATCGCTCAAGCTTTCTTTTGTCCTTTTCAAGAAGGATTCCAAGCAATCTGTAATTTGCAATATCTTTTCTAGTAACTTTCATGTTCTTTACCCTCCTTACACTGGGCTCGGAATAATATCCGCAGGTCCGCCAACATCCCCATATATCTTAATTGCTAACTGAGTAATTCCGTCACCGGCATCATCATGCTCGTTGTCTCCAATTTGTACCGTCATATTCAGCTCGTCCATCGCATCGCTATATTCCTGATCTTGATGCTCTGGATCTAAGAATATAAAGTGTTTCTTCACATCACCGGAATAAGCAACCATTTTGGTCATTTTCTCCATGTTCCCGGGCGCTTTTTTATAAGAGCAGCTACAATGATAATTATGTTTTTCAAGCTCAGTGCTTACTTTATCGCAATACATGTCTCCACCATTATTCGCTTCAAACTGTATCTCTGTAAGCTTCTCTCCAATAATCTTTCCAGTAACAAGAGGAACGGTCGTTTCTTTCGGGCCTTTATTGAATATCCACGATGGAATATACACGTCTCCATTCGGGTATTCGTAGCCAATAGGCATCGACAGACTGTCTCCGCCGCCCCAAGCAACATCGCAAGCTCCAACAACTCTGTGATCCCCTTCTGGCAATATACCGTTGTAATATCTCAATCCATCTGACGGGAATAACAAGCCTTCGCGGACAAATGGATCCTGCATAAACTTAGCCATCCACTCATTTTTATCAAGTTTGGCTTTCATATCTTGATAATATTTCGTTGAGAATCCCTTAACTGGATAATTGAAATTCGATTCTCCTTTTTCATTAAGTGCTGGAAGTTTTCTGAATTTATATCGTGGATTGTTCTTGTACTGTTTTTCAATCCTACCCAATGGATCCATAACATTCCATCGAGTACCGACCATAAGCTCTCTTGATCCGTCATTCTTACGGTCAACAAGAATATTTAGGTAATCCTGATAGCGCCCTTCCAATCGTCTGGGGCTGAGAGACTCTTTACGATCGCGTACCAAGTCATCGACATACAAATAGCCATCTTGACTAATATCAACAGCACCAGTCCACGTTCCATCGATACCACGGCATGTTGTGGTTGCAAAGCTCTCAACAGGATCATAGAACAGTTCCTTATTCTCAGAAGATTTACGCTGCAAATTGACATCTGGAAATATTTCATGGAAAGTGTATTCTTCATTTTCTGTCAGTTTAATCAGATCATTATGGAATCTTTCAGCCAGAATACCGCTATGGCCGCTCATAGCATTATGACTTGATGGACGTTTACCGATAATCCATGCAAAGAAGAAAATACAGATTGTACTTTTACCAACACGAGGCGGCATTGACAATCCATAGAAATCATACTTTCCATCTTCAAGATCCTGTAAATCTTGAGCAACAATGCTCAGTGGATTCATTCTCGGCTCATAGAATTTCTTCTTGTACGGTCTGTTCTTTTCCATGTATAGCAAAAAACTTTCAAACCAGTTCGGAGCTTCCCACAAAAGAATATCCCAATATAGATTGTTTAGCGAATCAGATTTCCCCAGATAAGGAATGACTTGTTTAACATATTTAGTAAGTTTCAGACAGTAAGAAAGCTCTGCCTGATCCTCTTCGTATACGACTCTCGCCATATCAAAAAGGTCACGCAGAGTTTCAAGGCACGCAGGCTTTTTATTTATTGCGTTTATAATTCTTCTATTTCTACCTGATATCACTTAAATCTGCTCCTTATTTTTTTACAAGTTAATCGTCCGCCGATATAATGTTGACGAACATCTGTAAGCTCTGTCGCATCCATTACATTTCCTTCTTTAATGCATTCATGCAACAATTCGCACTTATCACATTCTGTATCTTTCTCTATATGCTTTCTTCTTTTAATTTCGCAGAAAGACGGGCAATCTTCATCGGAACCTATATATTCGTCCATTCCTTTTTCACATGTGATGAATGGATACTCTTCCTCATACTCATCATCTTCATCCC